TGGAAGAGCATTCGAATGTCTGCTTCAGGGTTCTGTTCCCTTACGTGTTGGTACTTAGCTCGGTCTACTCGATCCCAATATCCTTTCGCTTCAATGTAAAACTTAGAACCATCCTCCCTTGTAATTACAAAGTCGGGAGTGTAGGTATGCTCGATAACGTATTTGAACTTATCAGTTTCGTATTCAACCTGGTACTTAAGTTCAGTTTGTAGGGCCTTTAGACCTCTGAGAACTTCTGGCTCCCAGCTGCCTTTTAGCTTGTCTGGGTTAATTGGTTTCTTCTTCTTGGGCAATAATGGTACCGTCTTTAGTAACTTCAACGACTTTAGGTGTACGCTCCACATGAGTCAGGAACGTAGGGCCAGAGGCGTAAAGGAATGTACGGAGATTAGGGAAGCACTCGTGCTTGAAGGAACAATAGGAACACTGAGTACCGAGCTTCATGTTACCTGACTTGCCATCAGGAACGGGGGGGTAGGCTTGAGCAGGAGGCTCAGGTTGCTTAAGCATCTCCCGTAGGTCATCTACCTTCTTATGATAATCTACGTCAGTCTTTGGGTAAGTGTCAAGGCAAATATTCCCAAGGGTCTTGTCCACTACCAGGAAGGAAGCTACATCCTTTTCAAGTAGAAGAGGATCGTCAGCAGAAGCGGCAAGATAGCTCCCAAGTTGATCCAGGTAGTTAAAAGGATCATTGCCTCGAAGACCGTTTGACTCAAACTTACGATAAGACATAGTGCTAGCAGATTTAACATCGACCAACCTACCGTCAATAATAGCGTCACGGTGGCCTTCTACTCCGTTAATTGTGAGGGTAGTTTGCCTGCCTTCAACGCTGTGTCCAGCTTCCTCTGCCAGGAAGAGAAGGAGCTCTTCGAGGATATCTCCAAAGAGGAACTTGAATCGGGTCTGCTTGGAGAGGGGCTCGGCTGTATCGGGTTTATTAATGGAGTACCATAGCTTCCGGGTACACTCGGTTCCGATATTAGAAAGGCGGAGTACTGGCTGTTTCTGAGTCTCTCGTATTCGGTTTGTGATATGTTCACCCAACCGCTGTCCGAATTGTCCAACCCGTTCTGGATTGAATTCCAAAGTCTCGTGGCTGAAGAGGGCATAGATATCTTCTACTAGAGTGTCAATTGTTTTGGTCAATATAGATTACTTCTACTCCAGCTTCATCAAACATTTGAGAAGCTACTTTAAATGAATCAGCCCACCGTTTCTCAGTAGGTGTCTGTGTCACCACAGTTGTAATACCTGACTGGATAACCAGTTTAGCACATTCATTACAAGGATGAAGAGGTGAGCTGTACAGAGTATGCCCAGACAAATCTCCCTTAGCGGAGACAATAGCGTTAGCCTCGGCGTGACAAGTGAATTGGTACTTTACAGACCTTTCGTTGTAACGATCAGGAGTATCATCGACGCCACGAGGAAAGCCATTGTACCCCATCGAGGCGACTGTTCGATCAGGTCTAACGACAACAGCACCCACACGAGTACTAGGGTCACGAGACCAGGTAGCAACATGATCTGCAAGTTCAAGGAGTCTACGATGCCATTTCATTAATGAAGTCCCTGAGGGCAAAGGTTGTAGCCCTCATCCCCAGGGTACCTACCTTTCTAAATGCGCCTTAGAAAGGAAGCGGCTTAGGAGCGCTAGCTCCCGTAGATTCTCCACTATCGCTGCTGCTGGCAGCTGTTTCCGGAGGGATGTACTCTACGAGCTTGTCAACTCGAATAGCTTCCCACCGGTGGCCCTTGCCCTTGACAGTGTCGTAGACTGCGACCTTCACGGTAGCGGAAGAACCGTTACCAATGATGCCATCAAAAGGCTGGTTGCCTGAATCCCACACCTTGGGCGGGTCAAACTTAACCAGTTCGCTCTTGATAACCTTCTCTGCCGGTCGGCGGAAGATGACGAACTTACCGTCCTCATCATCCTTTGGTCGGATCTGAAGCCCAGAATCCTGGAAGATCTTCCAAGAGCGGTCGTCAGGGTAGAAGTTAACAGTCCAGTTGTTGTACTTGTCGTCGGGCTTGCGGACCTTAGCCCACTTTACCGTACCAGTAAGATCAATAAACTTGGTAGCCATTGTTAAAGTTGTTCCTATTTAAATCAGTTAATAGTATCAGAAGCTGCCTCGGTTTCACCGAGAATAACCTGGTCCATGTCGATTTCTTCCACAGAATCAATCGTAAGGTTCTGGACCTTGGATTCAATCTGTGCCTTCAGAATATTAATTGCCTCCTCTTCAGTGTTGGCGGTGACAGTTCCCATAGCCGTGGTCGGATCAAGGAACGAGAATGTAATCTGGTAAAGGGCCATTTAGTGTGTGATGCTCCAATTAGCGCCGATGGCGAGTTGCTTGTGTTGATTGAGGATAGAGCCTGCCATAGGGCAGTTAAGTTTTAGGTCTTCACCTACTTGTCTGATTGAATCAGCTTGTATTTTTGCTATGTATGTAGCGAGTTCTAAGTCATCTGGAACTTCTGTTTGCCATTCATCATGTACAAAATCTACTTGTTTAAATGGTATTTTTTCTTTTAGTAGACGGTTCCTCCAGAGTACGTTAGCTCGCTTCATGATGACTGACTCTCCATTCTGGAGGTAGCCTGCCAACATTAGGTGTTCTGAATCACAGATCACTGCTCGGCCATCGAGCCCTATGAAGTAACCTCGGTTAGCGTCCCGAGGGATCACTTCCTCCTTAAGATACTTTAGCCCGGTAATCCGATTCAGGAAAGAGGTAACAGCTTCTTTGGCTTCATTGTTTTTACAATTGAGAATCTGAGCTACTTTAGCAATCCCAGCTCCAAGAAGCCACGCGTAGATAAAGGTCTTGGCTGTATCTCGGTCTTTGCAAACAGGACCAAGAGCCTGCATGTTTAGCGTATGAGCGTCGGTACCGTCTTCCTTCTTCCCATCCACCAGAGCCTTGGTGAACTCAGGATCGTTCATGTAGTGGGCTAGAACCCTAAGCTGGATACCGTCAGCGTCTACACCTACCAGGAGTTTACCCTTAGGCACTCCCCACAAGGCTCGCATCTCATGAGCATACAGATTGTCGCCTGCTGGGATGTTAGCCATGTTGGGGTTGCTGTGGCTCATCCGGTGAGTCCAGGCCCCTATGGGAGTGAAGGTACCGTGGATGCGCTGGGAAGCCTCGTCATAGGCTTTGAACCAGGTCTCCAGTACCACCCTCCGGTTATTTAGAGTAAGCCACTCCACGAGCTTCCTAGCCGCTTCTGGAGCATCTTTAGGAAGCGTTTTGAGATTCTCCTCTGACACTTTGTACCCATACACCGCGTAATGGGCCAGCTTCTCGTGGTTGCATTCCCGCTCTGCCTGGATATGCCCTTTGGTCTTTTCGTAGGGAGACCAGCCAGCTTCATTCAGCCGCTCTACAACTTGCTTTGGGGAGCCTGGGTTGAAGGGCACCCATTCGATTAGAGAAAACGAACAGCCAGCTTGGTAAGGAGTTAGGTCATCAGTCCACCTAAAGTCTACCTTAGAGATAGTCCCATGTTTGGTAGCTTTAGGAGTTATCTCCCTAACTAAGGAGGTTTTGGGAAGAAAACTACTACTAAGGATATTACTTAAGGTTTCTACCTTAGCAGATATCTCTTGGTATAGCTTTTGGGCTTCCTTAAAGTTAAAGTGAAAGCCATTAGCTTTCATCTCTTCACAGATAAAAGCTATCTCATGTTCTAGCCTTAAGCTATCTTTCCATTGAGACGAATAAAGATACTGCTCAATAGACTTAAAGAACTTAAGGGTAACAAGGGTATCCCTTATGCAATACTCTTCCATCTCCTTGGAGTACTGAGAGAAATCACTAAAGGATATCTTATGGTATCCTAGACGTTCCCCAATAGCTTCTAGGCTGTGGCCACCAGGTACACCAGCGTTAAGCAAACGACTAATGACAAGGGTATCCATAACCTTATCGCGAGGGATAGACACCCCAGCAAGACGGTCAAGAACAGCCCAATCAAAGCCAATGATGTTGTGGCCAATCCATCCGCTAACCGTTTTAGCAAAGGTAGCAAATCGTTCTCGATCCACACTCCCAGACGGGTCATGGAGGTTTCGAAAGACATGGACTTTCTCTGTCTCAACCTCGGTACAAACAATTACCCAAAGCTTTTGGGGATTGACAATCTGTTCTGTTTCAGTGTCTACGACTACAAACATTAATTGCTTTGAGTTCTAATGTTACTCTGATGGGCCTACGGCCATCTAATGTTTTGGAATATTTTCTACTATGAGAAATACAAAATGATGCACTAGGGTAGCTAGTTCGTGCCGAAGCGCATCGAGTTGGATGTCACGGGCAAGGGATTTAGGTTCCTGCTCAAGCTCTGAAATGAGTTCACGCAAGGCCCTCATTCGATAGGTTATGTTAGCACGCTCCAAGATGGGAGCCAAGGATTTTGTCATTTGATTTCATTGTGGTTCTGTAAGGGAGTGCTCGCTTGTTCCACTGAACAAAAGCACAGGCTAGATGAGCTATTTAGAACCAGAATCTCAGCAGACAATAAGACATTTTGCTATTAGAAACAATGTAGTAATAGAAGGGAGGGTCTTTCACACGCGAGGGGTCAGTGGTTCAATCCCACTACCGCCCACCATCAAATAATCTCCACACTAGAACGATTTACGTATTCGACACAATTGTCATCACACAATACTTGAATTCTACCATTAGGTCTAATGCCTTCAAATACCCCTTCCCAATATCCACCATCGATGTAATTAGGAATACGAACTCTAGTCTGGAGAGGAATACGATTCCAGTTTATCCGACCATTTCGGTGTCTAGAAATCCTCCACGTTTGTTCAGGGACTAGTCCAGGAATCTTAGGTGGATGTTTTACAGGATTAATCTTCTGCATAAACAGTTTAAAGTTCATTAGACTAGCTCACAAGTGTCTTGAAAATTTGCATGACCCTCTGTACTAACTACAACTGGACGATCAGAATCAGAATTAACTGTGTTACCTCCTACATATTGGTAATACGGAAGGATGTTCCTAATTGTAAAAGTTCTTGATTCACCAGAACATCGATAAAGTGCACCAGGCACCCATTCTTTTGGCTTAAACTTAGGCTTAGGACGGGGCTGAGGATCAACCTTGGCAATAAAATCTTTGAATCTCATTATAGTTCTAGAGCCTCTGCTGCTTTACGAAGATGGGTAGCCCACTCCATCCCATGTTAGAGGCCATCCTACGGCCTTCTAAAGCCTTCCTATGGGCCTCCCAGTAGTCGGCTATCGTCCTGAGTTCAGGGGTGGAACGAAGAGACTGGAGGGCCTTGAGATCTGCAACCCTTCGCTCTGCCTCTGCTCGGTCTGACGTGCCAAGGGATCGCCGTATGGGGCTGCCAGTCTCGCTACGGGAGTAGAGGCTCCATTTGCCTCGATAGAGGACAAGCCGTTCGTTTGTTGACATTCGTAGGCGTCAATCGCTTCTGTTCGGAATCGAATAATACGATTACCGATCTTAAAATAGGGGAGCTTATCCTCACGGACAAGTTTATAGATATGGAACACAGAGCAGTTCCATCTGTGGGCAAGTTCTTTAGGAGTAATAATCATGGGTTCACCGGAGGTAGAGTCATCTTCTGGGGATCAGCTTCTTCGATCATGAAGGTGGATAGATCGAAAAGGAGTTTACCTCCTGGACCTGTACGCGCCCCAAATCGATTCTTTTTAAATGTAAGATGAGTAGTGTTTCGTTGTTCCTCTGTTGGAGCTTGTTGATCTCTGTCCAGATGAATCCAGCAATTCGCAATCTTCGAGATATTTCTTGAACCGCGTGTCTTACCTTCATCGTTAACGTGACTTACAAGTATGAGTGCAAAGTCTAGCTCCTGGACCATCATCGCCAGACGCGTGGATAGATAGTCGAGCGCTTTTCGTTCGTCTTCGTCTCCCAAGCCGGAGACCGCCATCGTGATATGATCGAAGAAAACATACCTACAGTTGCAACTAGCAACAAGAAAGCGAATGATGTCAAGAATAGTATTAGGATCGTCAGATCCGAAATGGTTGTATATATGGAGTCGATTATCAATGCGAACAGCTTTGTGCAGAGCATCTTTAATCTCATCCCGAGAGAATGGAGTGTCGGGGAGATGGGCGGGCTGTTTAAGTTCGTATCCTGCAAGACCTTTGAGAAGACGACTTTTGTCTTCTTCTAGATGAATAATGCCAAGGTTGGAGTCTGTCGTCTTGAGGAGGTGGTACTCGATAGCGCGAAGGATCTCGGTCTTTCCGATACCTTCCAGTGCGGTAACAAGCACCACCTCCCCGGTGCGGATGCCATAGGTCATCTCTTGAACAGTCGGGAAAGGAAACGAGACTGCTTCTTTCTGCTTCTCAGTGTCGATAATAGAATCAAACTCAGAGAAGGAGGAGATGATGCCTTCTGGGAGGAACCTACGGGAGTTCCACCAGATCCTACGGAAGACATCCGTCTTATCTGCAACTAGGAAATCATTAGCGTCCTTGTATTCAGAACCTGAGAAGTCAATGTCGTAGACTTTATTGAAGTCAAAGAGACGTGCTACAGCTTGCTTGGCTTTACGACCAGGTTCGTCATTGTCAAAGCAAAGGTAGATCTTGTCGAAGGAGTTTAGGTAGTCTCGTTCGTGGTTGCAGTCTGCTCCAGCAGAAGACGCAGAGCGGACTGAGACAGCAGGGTATGAGCTCCCAAGCATTTGATATACGGAAAGCGCGTCGAACTCACCTTCGGTGATGGTGATGCTTTTGGCGCTGCCTTTTGGGAATTTGTCTTTGCCGAAGAGGGTTGCACTTTTCATGTCTCCTTTGGACCAGAAAGCCTTTTCAGTGAGGCTACGGATCTTTAGAGTGTCAGGTGTGTAGGGGAAGGCAATCTCGATGGGTTTACCTTCCCCATCAATTTTAGATTGAACGTTGTAACATTGTAGAGTTTCTTTAGTGAGTCCTCTGAGTGGAACGTATTGGTATGAGTAGTTATTGGGATTATCGATTGACATGTCACTTATGATAGGAAGGTCTATAACCTCACCAAGTTGCTCAAGATACTCTTGTGCTACTATGCGGTCGTAACCATTACATGAAAAACAAAAGCCGTGTCCATCAGTGTAGATGTGATAAGCGTCACTCGATGTGCAGTGGGGACAAGGCTGGCGGTACAGTACAATCTTCTTGTTCAGCGTCATCGAAAAGGAATTCGTTACTGGAGTAATCGTGATTTTTGTAGTTGACTTCCTTTATCGAACTGTAACAGTCGTCACATTGATATTCATTATGCTTGGTGCGCCATTTGACACGCTTGTTCCATCTGTTGGGGATGTCGTGTAGTTCTGATCCGTGACCTTCAAGGTAATCACAGATTACGCAACGGGAATAATTTTTCATTATAATTACTTTTACTTAGCCTCGGCGTCAGGCTGTTTGAACATGTAGTAGTGAGAGTGAGGGTTGTGCTTGGGGACACACGGCTTGCACTGCTTGAGAGTGGTCTGTCGTGTAGCCCAGAAGCTCTGGAGTCCTTTGTACATCCATGCGTGGACACGCTTGATGCTGCCGTCCTTGGACCCTATATAAACGGGCGTAGGAAACCGCTTATACATGGTGCCGTTGCTTTCGAGATAATCCAGAGCTCGTAGACAAGAAGGAACCACAGAATAAACTTCACCAAAGATGGCTCCTGCCCTACCTTTTTGCCCTTCGATGAATGCCACTGGGAAAGGAGCCTTGGTCCCAGTAGTAATGAACATATTGTAGCGATTATCAGTAGAGGCATAGCCTACGAATTCTTGACCTTTGAGAACACGGTTGTTACGGAATCCTTCTTTGAGAGTGCCATAAACGAAGATGAGCTGACGTTCACGCTTCATGAGGGAAGGGAGATCGTTGGTGTATGCTCCTTGCTCGTTGATGAACTTCATGAACTGGGTGGTTTCTTCACTGAGAGTGAAGTCACCCTTGCCAGTCCAGTCAAAGTCAGAGACGGGATACATGCCTGACGACTTGGAGAGGATATCTCTGAGACTCACGAGTTCACCGCCTTGAATGCAGCTGCGTCAGCTTTGTTCTCCTGTATGTCAGAGACAGCAGCAATGCGCTCATTGAGCTTCTTGCGCCACAGTTCGTAGATGAGATCCATCATGAGCATGGTAGCTGCCAGAGGCCAGCGTTCACACAGTTCGTAGAGCTCTTCCTCATCGAGCATCTGCACTTCTTCGATGCTGACCAGATCAGCCAGCTTGGCGAAGGTCACACGCTTGTCAGGAGTGACGTGTTCGAAGGGCTCCAGGTTGGCATTCTTGGCTGCATGGATGGCAGCACCGATGGCTGCACAGTCTTCCTTGAGGTTGTCGATAACAGAGGCTTCCTTCTTGTTATTTTCGTTTGCGGTGGTTTCGCTTGTAGAAGATGTCGTTGCGACCTTTTCGGGAGTCGTGTCGTTTCCGACACCGGGAAGGCACAGTAGCTTTCCCTTTTCCTCCGTCTTCACCTCCACCTTCTCGCAGCGAGGATCTAGGTTGGTTAGAATGACATTCACATTCCAGCGATTGCCATCCCAACGCCCCCACTGCCTTTTGTAAGGTGCGTAATAGTCATGAAGACGCCATGCAGTGTGCTGCTCCAGCTCTCGATTGATCTTGACACCATCCTTCCACGGATAGTTATTGCCGTAGCCATCGTCCCAAGCTGATGCACCTCGATAGTAACTGGTAGAGGAGCTGGTGCTTGAGTCCGAGCGGTGATTCCGGTCAAATGAGTACTGATTGGAGGACCACCATCCTTCGTGCTGGTAACCAGAACCGAGGCTAAGGACATTGCCTTCGGAGTCGTAGACAGTGAAGATGGAACCGCCAGGACGGTATTTCTCCATCACTTCCTTGTATGTCTCGTTGTTGAAGACGTTGGCTCCTTCAATGCCGTAGAAGGCACGGGTCATTGGACCCAGGATTTCTTCTGCGAAGTGACGGCTATCGCTTCGAGCATCATCACCGAACTGACCGATGGTGCCGTTGTGCATGAAGAGAGCTTCGAAGTCACCTTCCTTGTAAAGAGGAAAGGGATGACAGTTGTCGAGGTTCTTGACGCCTTTGGTCATGTAGCGAAGGTGAGCAATGATCTTCTGATCTTTGGCATCTTCGAAGATCTTGATCAGCTCGTCAGGGTTGTTGCCCTTTTCGTTGAAGTTCTTGATTGTTTCGATCTTGCCTCGGTCAATGACAGAGACACCATAGCCATGAGGATTGACCTGGCAAGCAGATCGAAGCTTGTCGGGATCGATTTCAATACCAGGTTCACGAACGATGATAACACACATTAGTAGAGATTCCTAGAGTAGATAGAGTGGGATGTGTGGTGTTAGGCAGCAACGTTGTTGCGAGTGATTCGCTTGGCAAGCTCAACATCGAGACTTGCCAACTTGAAAATATTCGTTTTCAGAACATTGATGACGCCTGTATCTTTTTCGAGAGTGAAGGTTCGCTTCCGACCCTTGTTGAGGTAAGAGATGTGATCGTTGGTGAGGGTAAGCCCACTTTTCATTAGGAGCTGGGCAATCTTGTCAGGATCAGTCTCATTGAAAATGATGTCTTTGACATCTGCTGCGAGAAGGAACTTATCCAGATCGAGATTCTCGATGAACTTCTTGAGGATGGAGTAGCGATTGGGAGGAGACTTGAACAGCCACTGGATGTAGCTGGACAGAGACATCTCACGGTAGCTGCGAAGGCTCTGAGTGAAGTAGAAGAGAGACTCCACGAACTCCAAGTTCTTGACGATAGCTGCGTAGCTGACGATCCCCCGGAAGATACGAACCTCTACGGTCTTGGCTCGTGCCCATCCGTTCTTAAGATTGGTTGCACCACGATGGCCATCCAGTAGACGGTGGCACTGCTTGAAGGCGTTGGTACGAGTGGTGCCGTAGGGGAACTGAAGGAATGGCGTGTAGTTTTGCATAGCTTGGAGGGAGCCACGGTCAGACATGGTTACAATGAATGGAGTGTTGGCAGGGTTGTTGATGAACCAGCAGAAGTTGCGAATGTGGTAGTCATCATCGAATGCCTTGCGGTCAACGTGGACGTGCATACCATTGGAAGTCTGAGTGGTGCAGTCGAACTTCTGGTAGTCCAGGTTGTTGAACCACATGGCGTACTGCTGCTTCAGGTACTTGAAGGAACCAGGAACAGTGACAAGCTCCATGCGATTGGGTTTGGAACCAGAGATGGAAGCGTCCTGCTTGGCGATGAAGAAGGGTTCTTTTGTAGCGTCAATTAGCTGGCCCACATTGTAGTCGGTAGTCAGCTCTAGTTCAACGCCGATGAAGACAGGAATGCCTTCGTGTTTGAGCTTGCGAGGTCCATCAAGCATCTGAGTAACGTCTTGGCTGTACTGGAAGACCTGGTAAAGAAGGTTGCGATTGGCGTAAGTGATAGGAACGCGCACCTGAATAGAGAAGTTACCCCCACCTCCCACTGTGAGCTTGATTTCTGCTGCGGAATTCTGGTCGAGAAGATCTTTGACTTGCTGAGGTGCAATGGTGTCTCCATTTCCACGGCTAGCTGAGGTGAATATATAGCGTTTGCCACGGATCATCAGGAACAGCAGTTCGATGGAGTTGTACCAGGTGAACGGCTGTTCTCCGATAGTCTTGGTGGCGTGAGTATCCCAGTAGGTAGAGAAGCGAGTGCAGAAGTCCTGAATGAAATTGATGCACGAACCAGGGCCAGTCTCATTGGCGAGGTTGGAGGGGAACATGTTGCGACGTTCATCCCAGGAGTACTGAAACTGAGATGAAGAACTATAGTCCGTCCATATAGTAGTTGAAACATAGACGTTGTTGCGGTTGGCGTAGTTGAAGTTGATGAAAGGAATCATCCAGAGATGCTCGTCAGGCATCAGACGTAGGATGGTCTTAGTGAACTCGATAGTGTCGGTGTATTCGGCAGCCGGTTCAGGACCATACTTGAAGAAGATCAGAGGCTTGATGAACTCATCGAAGTTGTTGACATTCTCTCGGGAGAAGATAGCCCGAAGCATGTTGCGAAAGGTCTGAGCACGAATAGGCTCACGACTGAGGCTAGGGTTGAGCCAGAGGTCATGTTTCTGCGGATTGTAGAGATCGACAAGGTTGCCAGCCCGACGAAGGGACAGGTCATCGCGAGAGAAAGGAATCTGAATTGACATGTTCTGCTACCTTCTGAAGATTGTGTTCAAGAGTGATGGCTGGGCACAGGTTGAATTCGGTAATGACGTATTCACCACGCCTAGCGTACATCACGTCAATACCAACAAGATCGAGATTGTTCAGTAGTCCGGAAGCGTTGTTGATTCGCTCGTAGACATCAGTATGTCGTAGCCGATTGTTATCGGGATTATCCACAGTAACGAAAGAAGATCCATTGGCATGATTCCAGGGTTGTTCGTAGGTGAGGGTTTCTGGCCTGCGCTTGTATAACGTGAAGAGAGGCTTGCCTCGAACTACGATGATCCGGTATTCATGGTTTTTTGGATAAACTTCTTGAATGTATTCCCTTCCCTCTTCATAGTCTGACGGATTGTTGGTGAGGCGGTAGCCCTGGCCAGCTGTGTGCCTGAGAGGACGAACGATGTATGTGGGTTGATCTCGTCCACTACGGTCCACCCCGAACCAGATAGCCTCGATGGTGTTGTCAGTTGATTGGCTGGTTGAGAAGGAGAAGGAGAAGGAGGTTCGGGGTACGGGGAATCCAGCGTCGGATAGGATACGTCGCTGGCTCGGCTTGCTGGCTGAAGCGAAGGCTCGGGCACTTCGGTAACTGTCCATCCATGAAATCTGAAGTAAACGATATCGTCGTGATTCCATATCCCTGTTCCGTAGTCCACTCCAGTTGGGGTGATTAGGTGGCATCTGGGCATATTCTTCTAGCTCTTCGATAGGTGGGTAAGTAAGAAAGAAGTCTTTGAGGTAACTTGGTTTACGATGGGAGGGGCCTGGCCACCGAAGAGTACGCTGGGCTCCAAGTGCTTGCTTAAGCAGCCTGGGTGTTGACAGAATTCCTTGGGGACGAACGACGAAGCGAAGAGTCATTGTGGTTCAGTTTCTGGTGGATGTAGGCAGCAATGCGTTTCATTGCAGTGCTCGTGGGTTAGACTGAATTAAAAGGAGCAGTTTAGTTACTCTTTGGACATTCAGGGTCGTCACCTGACTATTAACTGTTGGGCTACCCGAAGATAGCTTACTGGGTCTCATCAGACGTGAACTTAGCTTATAGTCCTTGGAGGTGGCACTTGCTCAGGTGCAAGGGGTATTACGCGACTGGGATTAGTTCATCACGATGGGACTGAAGAGGTTTTGGTCCTGCGTGATCTTTAGGCCAAAAGACCCACACTGTTTCAGGGCCGTACGTATTATGGATATTATGAGACCAGTGTGTTTGTGCAATTTTAAATGTTGTTATTGTT